TATATCGCCAAAGCGATATGCACAATATATTAAAGGATTTTTTCTTTAAAGACATTTTTGACAATAAGATTGCTACATCTCAGTCCAAGATTTGGAAAGAAAAGCAAACAACAAAGGTTGTCATAATAGATCAAAAGGCATATTGGGTATCAGATAACATGTTTTATGTTGGAGATACAGTAGATGGAAAGGTAAGACCAGAAACTGGCAAACCTTTAGATACAACCAAGATGTCAAAAAAAGAAATAGATAAGATGTTATTCATCCTGGATAACTTAAAGAATGGGAAAATAAATGATAGTGGCAGTGCAGGGAACTAATGAGTTTGACGATTACAATCTATTCCTTCGTGCTATAAGTGTTGCTTTATCTGGAATGAAAGAAGAAGAAAAAGATTTTATAATTTATTCTGTTGGTCCAACAAGGGTCAACTCTTTTGTTTCAGAGTTTTCAAACCTTTCAGAAAGAGGAATGAAAGCAAGGGGTCGTAAGATAAAGTTTTACAAAGTTCCAGAAAGTTGGGTACATGACAACATGGATCAAGTAAACTATTTTGCATTTCTTAGTAAGCCAAAAGAGCCAGTATCCAAACTAACTACTTTTGCAGAATCAAAAAATGTAGAAGTAGGAATCTTCCGTTACTAAAAGAAAGTACAAACATGATAATTAATTCGTTAGCACATATGGAAAAAATTGTTTCAAAGAATAAAGAACTTGAATGGGTAGGCTGGGACGTTGTAGAGCGTAAAAGATCAGACCTTGCAAGAACATCTCCAAGTGGGGTGCGTGTAAAAAATGCATGGTACCTACAAAAAACCTTTAACCTTAATCGTAATGGTTGGGACATTCCAAACAAATACGGTCAGTAAATGAAGCAGCATTTATGGAAAGATGAAGCAGCCTGCCTTGGTCTTGATACTAATATATTTTTTGATAAGTATGAAGAAGATATTAATACTCGTCCAATAGTAGACTCAATATGTCAAAGATGTCCAGTATCAAAGGTTTGTTTTGCTAATGGGGTTTCTGGTAAAGAATATGGTGTTTGGGGTGGTGTATTTCTTGAACTAGGAAATATATCTAGAGAATTTAACAAACATAAAACTAAACAAGACTGGGCTAATACTTGGCAAGCACTAACAACGGAGAAGCAATGATATACTCTCCAGATCATAATTTTTTAATGCTCAAAAACTTTAAAGTTGGTGGGACTTCTTTAGAGGTTGAACTATCTAAAGTGTTACCTGATAATGCTATTGTAACTGAAATTGATCCTACAAATTCAGAACATAATCCAAGGAATTATGATGGCTTTTATCATCATATGCCATATTCTGCAGCATCATCTATTTTAGATCTATCTAACACAAAGTCCTATATTTTTGTAAGACATCCTTACGATACCGTATTGTCAATGCTTTTTTATCAATTAAAAAGAAAAAATCTAGAATGGGAAAGTTTTAACAAAACACAAAAAGATAACATTTTAGAACAATATTTTTTTAAAAATATAAAAGATTTTTGTATGATTAAAAGTACAAAATATATATACACCATTAAAGATGAGATAGTGGTTGATAAGGTATTAAAGTATGAACTTGGAATAGAAAATCAAATGAATGATATTTTATTAAGTCATAATATTAAAAATATTCGTATGAATACATTTGAAAAACAGTATAGAGACAAGCAATATACTGTAGAAAATACCTTTAAACTAAATCATATTCGTCAGATACAATATGAATGGGATTGGGAATTTAAAATGTTTGGATATGATAAATAATGTATACAGATCAGATGCGTAGAGCATTTCATTCTATTGTTCCTCCAAAAGGATTTAACATAGAATTAATTGATAACGAACATTTTCTTACAGTTAAATTAAACGAATATGCTTTTGCAAAAATGGTTCATGATGACAAGATCCAGGCTTTACAGTATGTTTTAACTGTTAAAAAGGCTTTAGAGATGGAAGGCGCAATTGTTTTAGTTACAAGAGAGGCAATTAAATGAGAATCTTTATATCTATTGCTTCTTATCGTGATCCAGAACTTCAGTGGACAATTAAAAGCGCTATTGAGAATGCTAATAGTCCAGATAACTTGTATTTTGGTATTGTTCATCAAGGACTTGATTCAGAAATATTTAACTATGAAGAAATAAAAAATATTTCTATAATAAAGATGCATCCAAAAGAGGCAAGAGGTGCAGGGTATGCAAGAGCAAAGGCTATGGAGTTATATTCTGGCCAAGAATATTTTCTTCAGGTTGATTCACATACAAGGTTTGTTCCTGGATGGGATTCTATTTCAATTGATCAGTTAAATAGGGCTAAGAATGTATCTGGTAAAAGTAGAGTTATCTTGTCATACTTTCCCGCTCCATTTGTATTTAGTTAAAAATAACCCAAAGATAAAGCCGTATCCTACTAGACAAAAGATATCATTAAATAAAAGAAAGCAGTGGACAGCAGAAAGATTTGAGTTTGAAAATAAATTAAAAGAAAATCCAGAATTGTCTGAAACAGTTCTTGGTGGGTTTATGTTTTCAGATGGCTCAATAGTAAACGAAGTTCCTTATGATCCAGAGATTAGTTTTTTTGGTGAAGAGATCTGTTTTGCTATGAGATCCTGGACTAGAGGGTGGGATATATATTCTCCATCAAAAAATATTGTTTATCATTTTTATTCTCGTGGAGGATATAGTAAAATATGGAAAGATAGAAACCTTCGTGGTCTATCTTGGAAAGAATTAGAAGACATATCATATGAGAAACAAAAAAGAATTCTTTGTGGTGAAGAGTCTGGAGTCTTTGGTGCAGGATCTATAAGGACTCTTGAAGAATATGAAATGTTTACTAAAACTAACTTTAAAGATTTTTATAGTTTGACAAAACCTCAACGTTAGGATATACTTAAATTATGTGGAGTGGTGATATGAAAGATATTTTTATTGTTGTTTTTGCAACACTGTCAGTTTGCTTTGCAATCTCATATCTATTAGTTTTAAGGCAATCCATCAAACTTAAAAGAGATGTTTCAAAACTTTTTATTGAAAAGACTTTACTTCAAGAATATGTTGATATAACTAAGTCTACAAAAATAAAAGAAGATTCAGATGATTCAATACATAAAGAAAACTTTATTAAATTTCTTTCTGATTCAAGAGACTGGGCTTTTTCATATATTGAGAGTGTTCAAAAAGGATTAACTAAATTTGTAAATGATGTTGATGCAGACATATCATACTTTGATGAATATGGAGAGGCACTATCTATGTCAAGACCAGACTATCCATCTATGAAGAATATTTCAACAGCATACAAAGAATTGAGAACACTATTACCAGATGATGAAATAAAACAATGAGAGATATATTATTATCAACATTAACGGGTTTTGGATGTGGTGTAGTATTTGCTGCATTCAAATTACCAGTTCCAGCACCACCAGTTTTTGCGGGAGTCGCAGGAATTGTAGGGCTGTGGGCTGGATATGCTATACTAATTAAGGTTCTATCCTAGGAGGAAAAATGAACACAGAACAACTAAAGGCACTACTTGCATCATACGGACGTTCAGTCCTTGCATCAGGCCTTGCACTATACATGGCAGGCGTAACAGATCCAAAGGATCTATGGACTGCACTTGTGGCAGCACTTGCACCCGTTGCAATTAGAGCAATCAATCCTAACGACAAGGCTTTTGGTATCTTGCCAGATGCTAAGGCTGTAGAGACCGCTCTGAAGGCTGCTAAGGCACCTGTAAAGAAGGCTGCTAAGAAGGCTGTTGCTAAGAAGGCAGCACCAAAGAAGTAATATTTACTTACAGAATTGCCAGTCTAGAAATAGGCTGGCTTTTTTGTTTTATGAGTTAATAATGTTTATATATTTTTCTTTTAATGATTCTCTTGAAAAATGTTCAAAGCCTAACTCAAAGGCTTTTGTTTTCATTGCTTCTTTATTACTAATAATATAGTTATCAATAAGGTTAGCAAGTGATTTAGGATTAACTGACCAAACATTTACAGTTGCTTTTGCTTTAAACTTATCAATTAATTCAGCCTCTAATGTCCACTCATCTGGTAATACTGTTGTATTTGGAGAAACCCTTGGCATAAATACTGGTAGCCCACTCATCAATGCTTCA